ACATCTTACCATCATAGTAGGTTCTACCTGCGCTTGTCTCAGGAGTTTGACTATTGGGGCAATCAAGATTGTTAGCTTTGATAGAGAAGAAGTTTCTAAGTACAGCTGTATTAACAGAACCGTTTGTAAGAACAGAACGTGCTGAGTGCCAATACTTTGGATAGGCCACATTACCAATCTCATCGTAGAATATATCACTATCATCAGGATCATTCACACGATTGTCAAAGAAGAAAGGTATCTTGGTTTTAAATCCGAACTTGCTAATAAATGTATCACCACCAAAGAAGGTAACTGAAACTGGAGCTGTGATGGGGGTTATGTCTTTTTGGAATCCTGTATCCACAGTGTCATAAGAATATATCTGTCCATATTGATTGACAAATATGTTCTTGAGAGATCCGTAATAAGAGATTACACTTATGTATTCTTCTTTTTCAGGAGAACCGCAATTGTCTAGATTTCCATATACTCCACCGTCACTAAGAATCATTCTAGACCTATCATTAACTGCACCTCCTATGAGAGGAGTTTGATTGGGAAATGGTAGAGGAGATCTAACACCACCTGTCCATTTTTCTTTTGTCTTTAGATAAACAGAACTTTCTCTGTTCCAGTTGTTCACAGTTTTATCATCACCCACCCCTTGTACACCAGGAATCAGATATTGCTTAAGTTCAAGCTCACGTTGTTTAACTCCTAGCCCGTTATAGATATCGGTGCTATAGTCATAACTAGCAATTGAATTATAGGAGTATCCGTAATTACGTCTAGTAATACCGTTTACATAAATGCCTAGATACACCTGGTATGCAGAAAACAGAGCGCTTGCGTTATAGTCTGTTGTAATAGCAGCCACTGTATCAGCACTTCTTAGTGCATCTTGTTGAGCCTCAAGGGTTAAGAGCCTATACATTGCATTGCTCTTCACCTGTACAAAGTGAGATCTACCAGCACCAAATATTACATTCTCCAACTTCAGAACACCGCCTAAGAAGGGTTGTCCAAAAGACGTTTCAGGAGAGTTGAATACGTGTCTGTATTTAGAACTCTCTTCATCAAATGCATCTAGGTTGGGAGGATCACAAAGACCAAGACCCACTGACTCTACCAACTCAATAGTGTATCCTACTTTATTGTTAGTGTTTGTATTATTAAATACTGGTGCAGATATAGATGGAAGAAATCTAGTTATGTTGTTTCCAGAAAAAGCTCTAGTGTTGTCAATACCAAGAGGGGCCTGGCTAGGAGTATCACAACAAGCATTTGTTGGATTCAGTGCACAGTATTCAGCCCAGCTACTATATCCTACATAAGGAGTATTTATCTGGCCGCTAAAAACATCTATTGCACATCCTGGAACTGGGTTTACAAAATTAAATACCAGAGTTTGTTGGACGCTTCCTGTGAACGTAATTTTGTATACATTATAAGTGTTAGATGTAATAGAGTAGTTACCCACGCCAGGAATCAACACTTTAGGCTTTGGATAGTCCAAGGCACACAGTTTAATCACCGTGTTCACCTCAGAAGGAAGAATTTGTCTTGTGGCTGGTTGTTGAGTGTAACAGTCTATATATTCAATAGTACCAACACCTGTAGCATAAATATCAAAGTTTCTACAAAGAGAAGATGTACTTGTTTTAGCAACTGGAACTGTATAAGCATTGCTTTTCTCTAACAAGAACGGGTCCTTTCTTAAATCGTTGTAAGGATAGTTGGGGAAGTAGTATTCTGTACCTTCGCGGTTATACTTACCCATATTTCTAAGTATACCCTTAGCTACGATGGATTTATTGGTGCTTCTATCACCACGAATAATCTTAAAGCCAGCTATCTCACTTTTCTGGGCATCTGTAAGATTAGAACTTTCGATGAGAGTTTGTACCTGTTGTACATCTATTTTGACACCCATTGGAAAGATGGCATCCCTCTGTATCACCATTGTATCTTGCCCTGTAAATAGAGCAGACTCAAATATGGGACTCACTAGTGCATCTGGGAACTTATGGTGTCTAATCCTTTTGCCAGCTAGGTCACCCCACACATCTTCATTACAAGGGTATTCTTCTGTAGACTCCCAATATGCAAATTCACCATACTGATATGGTCCTTTATAGTCTGTTGCTGTAGAATATCCAGGAGAGAATCCTGTAAATGTAGCTGTGTTATATATCTTCCAATAAGGACTAGTTCCTGTAATAGGATCTGGATCACCTATAAAGTCATCGTTAGTGACAGGAACAGGGACCAAATCATTACCATTAGCTATTCTACCAGGAATGTGAAACCCATCTGTTTGTTTACCGTTCTTAAGCAAAAACACTATCTCAAAGGCATACACCTCATCCCTCAGATATCCTCTGAGGTTAGTGGCATTGAACTCATTAGCATATGTTTCTGTACTTGGAATACGGTAGGTCTCCCATTGTAATGTAATACCACTAGCTATCTGTTGATAATTGATTCTCTCAATGGATGTAAGTTGATCCCAAACCAGTATGTCACGTACAGCTGTAATATCTTGAGCCACCTCATAATAAGGAAACTTCTCAAAGATGTCATTCACTGTAAGGCGAATGTCTGTTTTAATTTGCCCTGTATAGGTAATCACCTGAGAAGAACCATCGATAAAATAGGTACCAATCAACTCAACAGAGGTGATTCCATTCACGGTTTTGATAACAGCTAAGTTGAAATGCTGATATAACCCAGAAGTTTCTAGATTACTGACAGTAAGTTCAATAGACTTACCCACTGGATAATTAAAGTCAGGTGTAGTGATGCTTGGGTCAGCAACAGGGGTGGGATTGGTAACAGAATAATAGGAAGTGAAAGGATTGCTATTTGCATCACAATATTGAATTGCAAACTGATAGGTTCCTGCTATCAACTCGCCTCCTGTAGTAATTCTTGTTACCTCAAGCTGAGGAACAGTAAAGTTGGGCTGGACATTTAGTCCATTACAATCTATCTGATCACTGTATACAGGATCGCACGCAGGGGTGCCCCCTATGAGAACATAGGGTAGATTTTCTGGGTTGAGATCAATATATCTGCGGGGATTGAGACCATCTGTCCAATACACCTCTGTTGTGCACTCGGTGGTTCTGTGGACAGCTTTATGGATGGGATTGTTAATGTTAAAATTAAGACAGGGGGCATTGATGTATTTACGATAGATACAATCATTGTTATCCATATACCCTATCTCAGAACCACCAGTTTCTGGATTGGTTAGAAAGAACACATGTTTATTTCTTTCCTGTATAAAGTGTTCACCAATAAGAACATAACCTTCAGGAAAGTCAAGGCAAAATTCATTCCCTGGCTCATTCTGGTAGTTTACAGAATTTGAGTCAAAGTTCTCAACAGAAGCATTCAACGCATACGTTAGCTGGCCTTTGGGAATCTGTGTAACAGATCTATCCATGTTAAGACCAGTGGAAGCAGCGTTAAACTCTTGCCTAATGTTGCCTTGTTCTTGTTCTTGTTCTTTTTCAGCCATGGATATTAATTGTTTCTACGCCAGCCATACCATCCACCAACACGGTTGGGGAGTTCATACATATTAAATCTGTTAAGGTCATTCTTAATCCTGCGCTGCTTAGCCCAAGGATCTTGCTTCTTAATCTCAATATCAGCCATGATGAATGCCTCTTCAGCTTGTTGTTTATAATTCATCATCTTCCTTTCCAACTGATTATATGTTTCATCATTAGTCTGATTGGTAAGAGTTTCTATCATCTTGTATTTGATGAAAGCCTCAATATATTCCCTGATACGGAAGTTGTTGGGAATCAACTGATTACCTGCAGCATCATATTCTGTAGCATAGAAAATCAGGTGGACAATACCATTACGGAAGTTGGTGACAAATTTATTGTCCCTAATATCAAATGAATCATATCCAGCAGAACCAGGGGTGAACTCACGAAGAGGGGGTGCCTCTTGGTAGAATTCCCAGTTGTTTGTGTATTCCACACCACAGTTCTTTTGTGCTGAGATGTTACCAGGCTTGAGTAGATATTCCCTACGATATAGCACAGGGGCTTGGTTGTTTGTCTTATATACTGTCTGAATAATCTCAGGCATACAAGATCCGTCACATCCTACATTACCGCAACAAGGACTGGGAATAGAGCAGTCTGTGACAATAGGACTCACCTGGATGGTGGTAGATGTGGCAGCCTGTGAGTAGAATGAGTTAGCCTGTTGATAAGGGAAACCGTTTACAGCTGTACACATCCAGGCCTCACGGACAGCATAAAAGTTGTCTGGAAGCCTAGCTTCGTAGTCACAGATATTTAACACCTCCTCCTGAATTACATATGTTGCTCTACCCAACTTCCTAAGACATTTGTCCAGGTAGGTGGGGAACATCAAATCATCTACAGCCCCTGTATCGAAGTAGCTTTTAAACTCTTCCTTTACAGTGGAATAGATGATGTCAGGGGAAATAAAGTTGTATTTGTAATAGTAGGACATAGTTTATTTTTTCCACTCCCTATAAATATTTTGATAGTTGTTATCAGTTTTTAGATAGTGTGATAGCATTCTGGAAGTGGTTCTGGATGGTTTGAAATACCAGAGATCAGTTTGTCTTAATCTAGCTGTATCCTTAAACCAAACCCACCCAAAGAAATAGCCTTCTGTATGAAAGTTAAAATTGTAGATGCGTTTGCCCTTCTCTTTAGTCTTTTTCCAGTCTATAGGTAGGTTGACAAACTCTTTACCATCCACCCCCTTCATCTTCCTACGCTTCTTTTTGTTTATGGAGAACTCACCAAACCCAAAAGGAAGCTTAGCCTTTTCTCCTGTTTCCAGGATGTAGTCTCTAAAAGCTTCCGTATAGGAATAAATGATGTTTCTCCACTCTTCAAACGTAAGTTTTACTGAGGGGTTTTTCTTGCAGAAATTGTTGTAGTTTTCTTTGCTAGCACTTCTCCAGTCTATCTTCGTGCGCATTAATTGGTTGGTTTAGCATTGGGGGCTTGACCATCAATACCTTCTGCTGTCATATCTGTTTTAAGATTGAAATAAGTAGACAACAGCTTTTGAGATGTAAGCTCCAACACCTGCTTCTCCAAATAACCTGGGAGAGCAAACTCCTTATCTAACGGATTCATACACAACTGTTCTGTTGTGTATTCAGGAGTACCACAACCACATTCGGGATAGAGTATTTCGTTAGGAACATCTTGCTCAAATAAAGCTACAAAACGTATAGCCTTAATTAGGGGGTTGCTAACATACAGATAACCGTTAGTTATCCAATAATACTCTTCCTTCTTTATGATGGGAAGTTTCAGAAGATTGATATATCTATTGATGGTTATTTCTTTCAGCTTCTTTCCTTGTCCGCTCAGGGCGTTTATAGAATACACACCCTGGATGACATACTGATAATTACCCTCTGCAATGCTAGGAAGCTTGAATTTACTTCTAGCCACTGAGCAGGGGTCAACATAATCACAACATTCAGAAATGGGAACTTCCACCATCTCCAGACAGGGAATGGTGGTAAATATAGTATCGGTAGCCCACAGCTTTCTCAAGTTGGTTTCCCTCTTGATTAGCAGCAGGCTATTATTTCTAATCTCAGAAGCAATAGCCCTATCTGTGATCAAGCTGTCTGTAGAGAGCAGCTTGTGCATAGAGCGAGCATCTGAAACCAATTTTCTTAACGTGGGCATTATAGGTACTGTTTGAATATATTTGTCATTCCATCTCTACTATCTATCAGGAACCCAGTCACCTCACCTTTTGTAATGGTGTAACCATTCTTATCATCCCAACTACTCTTAGCTGTAGAGAAAGCTGGAAGCTGGTAGAACTTAATACCATTGAAATCTAAGCTCATTTCGTGGTGTTTATCTCCTGTGAATATATAGAAGTTTTCATGTAACGACCAGTCTTCTCTATATTCCATGGGAAATAGACCAGCTAGTTTAGCAGGCTTTAGAGCATCTCCGTGGTTGAACATCATTGCCGATGAGCCATAAGCAATGTACTTCCTATACTTTGGAGAGATGTCAAATGAAGCACGCTCGTGATTTCTGAAATAAGTCTGTAACCAGCTAGCTAAATGCCATCCTACAAACTCATCGTGATTACCAGCTACAAATACCACTTCCACCTTTTTGCTCTTTTGAAGCAGAAGATTTATCACACTCACCTCGTGATCACATATTGCTTGGAAAGAATCGTGATAAGAGAGGATGTTTTGCTGGGGGGTTCCTTTTGTAGTTGTGTTTGTAAACTCGCTATTAAACTCGTCTGATCCAATGATATACTTGATGTCTGTAATATTGTTAGAGATGGCAGCCTGATTAAGGATGATTTCCACTCTCTGAATAAAGTCACCAAATCTTTCCTCTATATCATTGTTTCCGTTAACATCTAGTTTGTTCAGGTGGGAGTCTTGTTTGTTTATAATCAAACAAGCATACCTTTTAGATTGCTCATATATGGGAGCTACTATCTGAGGAGAAAGAGGTTTGTAAGTGCTCAGAAAAGATATGAAGGAGTCTTGAAACACCTGTTCATCTTTCTTCTTACCCAACCAGGCTTTCACTTGATAGTGAGGCTGGTCAGCATTTCCCCAGTAGTTTTGGACGTATTTAGTTATTTCCCACTTGTCCGTATCAATATTGCATTTCTCTATTAGCTCTTCTAAACTCTTAATCTCTTCCTTAGTATTAATCACCACCTCACCTGTTCCTTTCTGTATATCCTCAAAGAATCTCACCACATGATCTTCTAGCTCCCCAATATAGTTTCCAACCTCAGCCTCTTGTCTTGTATCTGTTGACTCTTTCAACTCCCTCATCAGCTCATCTACCTCATTCTCAGTGATTTGTAGCTTTTCTGCATAGAACTTCTTGCTCTTCTTCCAGTGAAGCATTTGCTCCAGCTGATGCAGAAGTGATTGATTTTCAGGCATTTAGATTACAGTTTAGTTAAAATTGCCATAAAGGTATGAAACTTTTTGATATTTCCCAAATTATTTAAACATTTTCTGTTATCTATGATAACATTTTCTGTTATAAACAAAAAACTCCCAGGGGTAGAAACCCCCAGGAGAAACCCTGAAAACCAACAAACAGGGCTTTTTGATATTGTTAAGAACAGCCTTCACACTCACCGCTACTAGTACAGTTTGTAGTTGATGTGCAGGGGTATATTGTAAGAGAGAATCCTGTTGGGATGGAAGGTGAGCACACTTGTGTATTCAAGCCAGGCTCTAGTGTGTATGTATCAGGAGTCACCTTTCCACACTCTACATAAGTGTAGTCTAGTGGTTCAGCAGTTTCGTTGAGAATGTGATAACACAGACATTCCTCTGGAGCAGCGGTAGTAGTGGTTGTAGTGGTACTACTAGACGTAGTGGTGGTAGTAGTACATGGGGCTCCAATTATGATATCTATAAAGTTGGTACACAGAGGATTAGCAGACATCACCCTAATAATAGTGGTGCCATTAGGAACCAATATACTAGTGTACCCAGCCAGAAGAGCTGCCTTAGAAACACCTGTTTCAAAAGCTGATACAAACCCATCAACATCCGAATAGAGATTGAATGGGCCTGTATCAGTTCCAGCTGTTGTTAATGTTATTGTTACAGTCACAAGTTAGTTTCTTAAATTAACGTTGTTGTTGTTGTGGTTGTAGGGGGAAGAATAGTGGTTGTGGTGGTTGTTGTTGTGGGACAGTCACCAAGATTTGTAAGTGTTACACCAGGAACAGGGGGTACCACCACGCTACCTGTGCAAGCACAGATATAAATAGTACCAAACGCACCCACTACAGCATTTGTATAAACACCACCACAAGCATAGTAATTGATAGTTGCAGGTGTGATTGTTTCATTGCTTACAGAATAGAACTCGCAAGAAGGACATGCTATTGTAGTTGTAGTGGTAGTTGTTGAGCTTGTAGATGTAGAAGTTGTAGTGGTAGTTGTGCAACAAACGTTTAGTGCATTTACCAAAGCATCAATCTGATCTTGTAAGTCACAAATCTTCTCATCCACCTTTTGAAGAGAAACAGATAGATTGTTACATGTTTGAATTCCTGTGCAGGGAAGATTGGGTCCGCTGTACACAACAGATTGACTACCAATAGGTTGTGCTGAGCAAGGATCTCCACCACAAGGAGTGTTTATTGATTGAGGTGTGCAACAAGGGGTTTGAGGAACGTAATACATTATAGGATGAGTTTAAGGAATGTACATAATATAATAACAAGCAAGAACTGGAGGAATGTTATTGTGAGATTGACCACCTCCTGTAGAAGCATTTGTAACAGCAGTTGTCACAGTAATTCCTGTTGTAGCTGTGTTTGTAACAGCAGAAGAACTTTTTGTTCCGCTCTGATCCATTAAGTCACCATAAGCACCAGATTCATTCTGGTCAGCTTGTCCAGATTTATAAGCAATACTGTGTAGGTGTCCAGGATCAGTTACAGTGGTTGTTACAGACGCAGCGTGTGTATGAGCAGGAATCTGTGAAGGGGCAAGTGTTACAGTGTTAGCTCCTGATGTAGTGTTAAGAGCATAGTTAGGATTACCAGCAACCGTAGGATCTACCACAGGGTTAAGAGGTCCTCCAGGAACTGATTGAATAGCTCCTACAGGTATACGTCCACGTTTATCAGGGGTACCGTTATTACCATTACATAGGTAGATTTTATCAAACCCATTAGCAGGAATTCCAGCACCAGTTAGGTCAAAATTAGCCAGTGAGCCATAGTATTCTACCACTGTATAAGGAATCATTCTATCCTTATAGGCAGTGGGTGAAGGAGCTGGTGTACAAGCTGCTACCAAAGCACAGAGCTCTGACTTCTTTACATAGTTGGTTTGAACATCTAATACAAAGGCATTGAAGTCAACAATATGTGCACAAAGCTTTGTAATTACAGCCTGTAGGATTGCGTGTGTTCCAGAGCTTGATGTTACACCTGTAAGACAGCCTATAGTGTAGGGTCCTTCAAGTGCAGCAAAGTCATCCTCCAGAGCAGTAAGTCTTACGTCTAGCTCACATACAGCTTTGATAATAGCACTAATAACATTAGGAAGAGTGAGGTCTTCACAGGCCACTAGGTTTTTACTAACAATCTCACAAATAATTTGTGGGTTGATATTTAGCTTAATACCCTCACCGTTGAGTGTAGAGGTGAGAAACTCAATCAATGCCTGTTCAACATATGAAAGAGAATCACCTGTTTTGATTCCCAGAACAGGAACATCAATACCTGTATATCGAACGCATTGATCAGAAACAATCTCTGCGCATCCGTTAAAGCAATTAGAACAAGACATTTATTTAGATTTTAGAATTTTAACTCTGCTTGCAATCATGTTTACTGTGAATGCAGGGGCATAATTTGGATTACAAAGTTTGTAAACAAGTATTCTCCTATAAGTGATGAGATCTAACATCGCCCCACCAGGTATAGGTTGGTTTAGAATGTATACAACATTATTGTACAAATTGCTTGCAAGATCAGAAAGTTTACAATCTATTTCAGCAATAAGTGATGGAATGTTAGCACATTCTGGACAATTTGTGAGCCTTGGCGATAACATTTCTTATAAAGTTTTTGCTTTGTTGAGTGGCTGCATTACAGGCTGCGCAGAGTCCATTTATTAGTTGACATCCGCAGCCAAATTTAGCTCCACAGTTACGACAGCTTGCCATGTTAATAGAAGTTTATTACGTAGTTATTTCCAGAACATCCACAGTTGTTTTTGAGGAAGTTGTTCAGCATCATGTCTGCTTGGTTATACAGTTTCATAGCCTCATTTGTAGCACAGTTATTAGCTGCTGCTATAGAACCCTGTATAAAGAAATAGATAGAGGTGAGGTCCACCTTTGCTTGTGTTTTGATTGACCTATCACATTCCATCATGTCAAGCTTCATAAATGCATTGTCAAACTTCTCCTGTAGCTTTTCTACACGCATAATGGACTTCTCTACGAAGTTGATATACGCAGGGGCTACAGAGTATTTCAAATGATAAACCCCATCAGGTAGTGGTTGATCCACTCCTACAGGGCTTAGTCCTAAGTTTGATGTAGTGAATATGTTAAAGTCATTAACACTAAATGGTCTAACAATCACTCCAAAACCAGGAACATTGATTTCAATGGTTGCTCCAGAAACAACAGGGGGGTTTGTCGGATAGACAGAAGCATCAGCAACCCCCAAAGTTTGTACATTGTACGTGGGGATTACCAATATGTCTAGTTTCAAATCTGCCATGTTGTTTTAAATAAATAAGCCAGAGGATCTGAGTTTGTATCCTCTCACCTCTGGCTTAGGTTAATATGAATTTTTCTATGTCTACCCTACTATTATGGGATCAAAGTTGATGTAGTAGTAGTGGTAGGCCATATAGTGGTAGTGGTTGATGTAGTAGTAACACATGTGTTGTCACCAGCCACAGCACCCAGAGCAGCCACCAGAATAGCTTCAAGAGCAGTCTCTTCAGCAGAGCCTTTCTGTACAGCAATGGTTACGCGACTATCTTCCATGATATAGTCACCCCACTGATACTCAGATTTGTTGTACTCGTTGAAACGGATGTTGAAGGTATTGTAGGTAGTACCATCACTCACCCAGCTCTCAAAGTTCTCATTGTAACCAGCCATTCTGTAGAGGTGCTTCAAATATCCAGCTTGATAGCTGTAGAAGTTTTTCTCCAATTGAGCAATCTCTCCAGATGTACCGCTGGGGTAAGAGGCACGTTGAATAATTGTAGGTTCAGCTACAATGTTACAAGCATCAGCCACGATGAAGTCAGCTGTGGTTGCAGGTCCACTGTACACGAATGTACGGAACCACATGCGGTCATACTCCCAAGGGAATGCTGCCACATCACAAGGCTGGCCATACTTAGTCAGAGGCTTACCAGTGATACGCAGGATGGCATTCTGGTCATTTCCAATACGTTGGAACTGATAGAATGTGCTAAATGAAATGTTGTCTGGGTTGTTTCCAGGAGCCTTGAGTGACAATTGGAAGATGAACTGATCGATAAGAGCAGGTACATCTACAATGGTACAAGGGTCTCCACCACAATCACAACAAGGAGCCTGTACAGTTACACTACGAGTGAAACCGTTAAAATACAGAGTGTCAATGTAGCTAGAGTGAGCACGCAAAGTGAGGGTAACAATGTCACCACACTGTACATTCCATCCAGATACATCGGTAACTTGAGTGGCAGCAGTAGGACAACCTACAGTCTTATACCATTCAGTTACATTGCTGTTACAATTTGCAGTGGGGCATCCTTTGATCTTGTCAGAGCGCTTGGAGCCTTGCAGATAGGTATTTGTGCGGCCTTGAGCAACATAGAAGTAGGGAGAAGCAGCAACGTTACCAGCAGTGGCAACAGCATAGTCTGCTTTAAAAATCCCCACCTTTCCAGGGGTTAAGTCTTGCGTAGATCCGCTATTGGCAATACCGCTACCAACAGGAACTACGAAGAGCGTAGTTAATGAAAAATCAGCCATTTTACTTTATTTTAAATGTTAAGAAAAATTTATTCGTTCGTCTGAATTCTTACTATGGAGCTTTGTACAGCAGCTTGGTTCTCAGTGTACATAGCTAGGTTTTGTACTGTTAAGTCTAGCAACTCGTCTTCTAAATAGGTCTCCAACTCACAGTCAGAATCTACAGAGGCTGTACCATCAAACCTTACATATCCAGTTTTATCAATGTATTGTGGATAACGCATGTACAAGATGTTTATGGTTTTAGGTGTAAATGTACCATCTGTGAAGATGCTTATCTCATCTGAGGACAGGAAGTTAAATGTCTCCTGGTATTCAAAAGAGGGCCTATAATGGTCATTGTTCAGAATGAACTGAAGATCACCATGCTTAGCCAAGTCTCTGTTAATCCAGATCTTTCTGTCTTTACACACTCCCTTATCAGCTATTACGTACGCGTCCATATAGAACATGTACTTAGGAACCAGGAGGTGTAAATTGGCAAACCATTGATTTAGTTCAGCGTTTCTTAGGGCTAGAGTGAGGGGTTGGTGATTATAACTGATCACCAAACTTTGCAGGTCCTCATAACGCTTTTTAAAAGCATCAAGTCCCAAACCACTAACTACGCTTATCCCATCAACCTTCTGCTTTATCAGCTTGATCTGTGCCTCATTAAGAGCCAAGATCTTGTCTTCGAGGTTGATCTGCTGATGAACATTAGTCGATAGTTTATTTAGTCTTTGGTCGATTTTGTACAATAAACTATCTACAGATATCATAGAGCAGCTAGTTTCTTAGTTTTCAGCTTGCCTTCGAGAGTCAGGAGCATATCCTGATTGTCATCATCAGCAAGAGTTTTAATTAAATCATCTTCGTCCTTACCTACTTCAAACTCACCTTCATAAACTTTACCGCTAGGTTTAACCCTATATACGGAGTGGGTGATAGCTTGTTTCACTAAGTCTTTGATATGGAGCAAGTTTTCTTTCATGTCTGCATATCTGTTAAAGATTTCTACAGGAGAGAGTCCCTGGTATTTACCATTCTTGAACTCTGTCTGCTTCAACAGGTTATCCACCTGGTTGTACACAGCTTCTTCTGTGGTGTTATCTGTAACAGGCAGTCCCAACAAACGTGCCACCTTTTTCTTCTTCTCAGGGGTCATAGTGTCAAACTTGACAATAGCCTTGTTGATAAGTTGCTTCTTCTTGAACAGTACAGCATTTTCCACTTGATCATCAGCTACATAGAACTGAGTGTCAGCAGGAAACTCACCACGCTCCCAAGCTTGATAAGAGCTTGCAATTGTGGGGTGTACACGTAACCAAGAGAATGCAATTTCTTGAAGAGGAATACCAAGGTCAAAGAAGTTGTCTCCATCCATCAGCTTTACAGGTTGTACATGTAATGTATCCTGTGAAGATGTAGAAAGTCCATAGTTCCAGAATTGAGAACGAGGACCTAAGTCAATACTTCCTAAAGCACTTTCCAGTTTTTCTTTCAGTGCTGTAACGCGTTCAACTTCCATTTCTCTTTCGAGAGGATCTTGAATACGACGGATGTAAGCAGCATTAGGATCAAGTCCTGTTCTATACTGCCCATCTAATTCTTTGTAAGGATACTTAAACACCCCTGTTCCAGGGATGCGAGTGAACCCTCTCAAAGCAAGTCCGCCTTGCATAGTCTGAATCTGAGAGTTTTGATACTCTTTCTTAATTGTTGAGATTTTTCCAGTCTTGCCCATATGTAGTTTATTTATTTGGTTTATTTGCAGAGATGTGAGGATTGAACCTCATGGCAAACAGGAGATAGCCCCGTTTCCCATCTCTGTAGTTTGAGAAGAGCACCCCCACCCTGAAAGTGGGGGGCAATCTCTTCTCGGTAGGTTATAAGAACAGCGTGAGCTGTAGTCTTATTAGAATTGTGGGATTTCCTCAATAAGAACTGTACGAGACAAGTCCTCAATGAATACATCACAACGATCCTTCATCCAGATTTCATATCCTGGGAATTTGTTCGCAGAGCTCATACCCTGAGACTTAGCAAAGCCTAAGTGGTGACGAGTTCCAT